TCCCTCGGCATCGCCTCCAGGAGCAGGAACGAGCACCCCGCGTCCTGCAACGCCTTGGCCTGGTTGACGATCACCTCCACGTCCTTCAGCGTCTTCCCCTGCACCCGGTAGCCGCCGAGTTTGGCCCTGGTCTGCGGGGTCAGCCCCAGATGGCTCATGACCAAAACCCCCGTCTGGCAGATGGCCTTTATCCGGTCGATCATCGCCCCCTCGACCTTCACGGCGTCCATGCCGCGCTGGATGAACTGGTTCGCGTTCCGAATAGCCTGCTCGTTGGACTCCTGGTATGATCCGAACGGCATGTCGCCTATCAGCATGGCGTACTCGCTCCCCCGCCACACCGCCGTGCAATGGGGAAGCATGACCTCCATCGTCATCGGTATCGTCGTGGCGTAGCCGAACTCCGTCATGGCGATGGAATCCCCGACCACGATCACGTCTATCCCGGCGTCGTCCGCTATGTGGGCCTGCCAGTCATTGTAGGCCGTCGTGAGCACCGTCTTCTGTTTGATCCGCTTGTGCTTCTGGAGGGTCAGGATCGTGGTCTTATTCCGCTCTTCTGCAGGGATATCGACCCTAGTCGGCGTCTTCTCTTGCATTACGGATTCTCCCTTATTTAGTTAATGCGCAGCTCTTCTCCCCACGGGGCTAAAACTACGCCGTTACCCATCCATATCCCATGCGGCCCAACATGATTTTTCGGCGCGGTGCAATGGCCGCCCATAGGATTTAGAGCGCCGCATTCAGGCGGAAGCGCGTAGAGCAATTGATTGCAATGCGAACAATAAGCTTCGTCCCCTCGGCGCTCCGATATGGTGTTCATCGTGTGCCCCTCGGCGCACCAATCGACAACATGGCGACCATCCGATGAGAACCATCCAAAATCAGCCTCGCATCGAATGCATCCCCGTTCCACATAACCATTGCCCCATGATTTCTCCCTCAACAGATGGCCTTCATTGATGCATCGCCGCCGCGCTTTCGAAAGCCGGTATTCGACGGGCAAACGATAGCGGCACCAGAGATAAAACGCCACAATGAAGTCAAACGGGTGGGAAATACTAGTCGCGCCATTGCCCTTATAACCTAACATCACCAAGCTTCCGTCATATTTATCGCGCCACCAAGGACGATTGGGATAATTTTTATGGCTAGGAACTTCGGTGATGCCGAAGGTAACAGACGCCTTTTCTACGACGCGATCATTTACCGTCATAGTTGCTCCTTGTTTTCTTATTTTCCCTTATTCAGCACGAATATCCCCAAACTGTTCCACCATCCTCCCGCGTCCTCCCGCGCCTCCGATCCGAGCCATAGATAGGCAAGCGTCCTCAAGTCCAACTTCTCGATACTCTTGAGCGTCGCGTGGCGCACCAGGGGGTCCTCCCAGTCGTCCACCAGGAAGACGAACAGCGGGGCCATGGCGTCGATGAAGTGCGGCAAGGCCCTCTTGTGCGAGTCGTAGTCGTGCGCGCCGTCGTAGAAGAAGACGTTGACCTCCTGCGGTAATTGCGGCAACGGGATCTCCCAGCAGTCCTGCTCAATCAACCGGACGTTGACGCCGGCCCTCGCGAAGTTGTCCGTCGTCTCCCTCGCGCTGCCCCCGAAGTCGCAGAACTTGTCCACGGTCGTGAAGCTGCCGGAACTCCTGAACGCCGCCGCCGCCGCCGTCCCGCCGTGCCAGGCGCCGATCTCCAGGAACACCGCCCTATCGGAAGCGCAGAGGTTGTTCAGCAAATGGCGGATCTTGAGGCCGGTGTAGGATTTTATCGACAGCACATCGGATGCGCCCAGTATGCCATCAAGGTTGGACTCTCCCCTGTTGGCCGCACGAACCGCATCCAGAACGCGGACGATCAAATCGCCAGGTTTCTCTTGCGCATCCATGCCAAAAAACACTCCGTGGGATCATCGAAATACCGTTTGACGATATGCTCAAAGTACAGCGCCGCCATCCGGCAGCGGTCCTCCAGCTCGGAGTCCGGGATGGCGAAAATATCCGTCAATGCCTTAACCATCTCCTCGTCGCTGGCTTGGGGCGATATCCTGAACGCGAAGGAAACGTCCGTCACGTCCTCCCAGGTCCAGAGACAGTCAGCGATGACGATGGGGATGCGCCCGAAGTGGCAGGCCTCGTACATCCTCAAAGTCGCCTGGCCCTCGCCGGCGGGGCACAAGACAAAGGCCGATTCCCGCATGCCAGAGCAAAAAGCCTGTACTCTGGGGTCATCCGGGGCCAGAACAGCGCCCCAGAAGGCGTTCAGGGCCGTTTCCGACGACAAATTGGAGGCCTCAAGGATTTTAACGAGCCTTTCGCGGAGCCCCCTGGAGTCCCTCTGCCCCCTGAACCAGAACTGCCTCTTCGCCGGCATATTGAACCCGCTTGGGGCCTCCCTCGCCAGATGGACGAGGAGCTTGCTGCATCCCGGCCTCACCATGATGCTCCACCCCCGGTTGCGCTCGGGCGCGTTCATGGCCGTCATGACGCACGGCCTTAGCCATTCGGGGATGTCCACGCCCCTATAATCCCCCTCGATGTCGAAGACGTGCTTCGATTCGCGCCCCTGAAAGAACTCGAACCGATTGGGGCTCAACTTCCATGCGTCCTTGTCATGGAACTGGCCGCACCAGAAAAGGTGCGCGTCGTCTGGGTTGCTGGTCGGCTCTATCCACCGCTCGATGCCCTGAGGGGAGAACGGGACGCAATCGGCGTAGCCGTCCCGCTCGTGGAGAGAGGGGTCGCGGGAGCCGGGGTAGAAGTAGGTTTTAGGCTTCATGTTCGATCCCGGTCTCGGCAAATTTAAACGCGGATTGATTCCCATCATCTTTCCAGTTATTGACAGCGGCCTCAATGTTCCTTTGCGCTTGGCGATAATAGGTCGGCTTTAGCTCTATCCCGATCCCCCTTCTACCGTTGATCAGCGCCCCATAAACTTCCGATCCAACTCCCATAAAGGGAGTTAAGACGATCTCGCCAGGATTGCTCCATAGGACGAGGCACCGCTCAATCACATCTAATTGTAGCGGATGCACGTGCTTTTCGTCCTCTTCGTCCCGTGCGGCCTTGTATGGCAATATCCGATCTATCCGCACGTCGTCCCAGAAGGCCGAGGCGTATTGACGCCAAATCCAATGGGAATAGCGATTCTCGATCTGATTTCCTTTATACCCGCGATACTGGAGGAGGTCCGTTGGCGGTTCCCTTTCTCCAGCATAATCTATCAACCCGTTCGGATGGGCGATGGGAACGGGGTTCTTGCCTTGGCGGCGAAACACGAGCAAGTAATCTGCCGATGCGACGCTGCACCGCGAGGAGTCCTCCACTACCGATTTATGCGCCAGATTCTTCGCCATCGTCCTGTTACGCACTCCGAGCGGTTCCTTCCACACGGAGTATCGCGCGATGAATTTGAAGCCTAACTTGTCATGCAGCCTGATGATGTCCCCAGGAAAATCTAAGAGATGATCCATGCCAGAGTTCCCCGATGGCACGTCCATACAGTGAACGGCGGTCATGCGGCCCGGCAACGTGAGACGATGAACGTCACGCACTACAAACTCATAATGTTCGAAAAACTCCTCATAGCTGCGGCAATTCGAGAGATCCTGATCTGAGGACGAGTAATGATATAAGCCGCCGAAGGGGGGGGAATATATCGAAAGATGTATGCTTTCTGGCTTCAACTTTCGCATGACTTCTATACAGTCCCCATTGTAAATCGCATAGCGATCCGTCACGCGCTGATCCATCACAGCCATGAAGGCACCTCCTCGCTCATGTCGAACCGCGCGTCCGGCCCTATCCGCAAGGCATCCGTCATGTGCATGACGAGCATGGAGAACATCTTATCCGCCGCCTCAGCCTTGCGCTGCAAACTCTTGAGCACGCTGGCCTCGCCGGGGGTCGTCACGATGTCGACCCTGACCTGCCGCGTTTGGCCGAACCGCCAGCAGCGGCGCACCCCTTGATAATATTGCTCGAAGCTGTGGCTCGGAAAGAAAATCACATGCGCGCAACGCTGGAAGTTCATGCCGAACCCCGCGATCTTGGGCTTAGTTATAAGGCAACGGAGTTGCCCCGATGCGAATGCGAGCAACGTCTCTTCTTTGTGCTCGTCCGAATCCGACCCCGATATCTGGACGCCGTCGGCGATCATCTCCTCCAATCGGTCCCCCTCGCCATTCAAATGACACCACACTAAGACCGAGTCTTTGTTCGTCGCGAGCTCCGCCGCCTTCTCGCACCTTTCCCTGATGGTGAGCCGCCGTTCTTGGCGCTGCTCATACAGCCCGACAGCCTCTTTGTGAAACAACTCCCCCGGCAATAACTGTTTATGGTCTATCATAACCTGATTCTCGATCAATGGGGGCAGAACAAAATCGCCGTCGTCATATCCCAGATCGGATGGCCTTCGCAACGCCCGCGCCCAGGAGCAGATCCAGCGCCAGAACGGCTGCTCCGCGTGCCTCTTGAAGCGCCATTTGTTTTGTGACATCAATCCGCGCTCCCAGCGGCCCCGACCCGACGTGGGGTGCAGGGAGTTCTGGTCATTCTTGAAGAACCTTCCGAGCATGTCCATGTAGCCAAGTTCGCCCAACGCCTCGGAGCTGGTTCCCAGCTCGATATAATCGTTCGGAGAGGGCGTGGCGGTCGCGAGGAGCCGATATGGTCTGAGCCGCAAGAATTCCGTGATGATCTTCTTGCGCACCCCGTCGAAATTCTTGAGGATGCTCGACTCGTCGCACACGACTCCCGCGAAATCCTCCGCCCTGAAATGATGCAGGCGTTCATAGTTCGTCACGGTGATGTCGCCCTTGACGGAGCCGTCCGTTGACCGCGCACATTCGATGCCGAACTTTTCGGCCTCTTGCAGCATCTGATGCGAGACCGCCAATGGCATGACGATCAAAACGGCCTTATTTTCCCTCTGCGCCACATTCTGCGCCCACACCAATTCCATGATCGACTTTCCCATGCCGCAGTCCGCGAAGATCGCCGACCTACCCTTCCTCAGCGCCCAATCTTCTAAGTGTTTCTGGAAATCGAAAAGAAAGTCGGGCATAAATATCGGCTCAAATCCATACTCCCCGCCGAGTTGCGACTTGCGCTCGAGGAACGCGGAATATGAATCGCCGTTGCTATTCATAGTCTATCGTACTTCGTGTTGCTGCCCCTGCACTTCTCCACCGGATACCTCTTTTCGTTGATCTCCAATTTCTCCCTCACCGCCGCCAGCAAATCGATGCCGCTAAGGTCCGCCAATTCGAACAGGTAAATCGCAACGTCGGCCAGCTCCAACCGCAACTCCGCGCGATCGACTTTCCTGCCCCACTGGAAAAGCTCCAGGACTTCGGCAGCCTCGATGGCTAAACTCTCCGCCAAATTCCGCCCGCTGTGAAATTTCCCCCAATCCCGTCGCGTTACAAAATCCAGGATAGCTTCCGTTGTTTCCTTTATACTGTCCATCGGGGTTCCCTTTAAGGGCCATTATCTAATCTACTTTAAACCGCCCGTCAATTAGACTACTTCAATAATGTCTTCTCTCATCAGGATGTTTCCTGTAATAAATCTCAGTCTGAATGAGCATATAAAGAACACCTACGAAAGCGCAAAATGCTATCAACAAAGCGAAAATATCGCCCGTCATGAGAACACCCCCCACCCCTCCGGCACCCTCGGGCTCTCCCTGCCCTCCGTCACCGCCCGTCGCCTCGCCTGGAAGAAACGATAGTTGTCCTCCGGCGTCCGCACCCTCGGCTTCGCCTTGCCCGGGATCTGCGCCTGGCCCGAGATAGTCAGTTTTTTCAGCCTGACATGGGGATTGAGCGCCCAGCGGTGGCCGATATGGTTGGCCCGCGTGCCGAAGCAAACGTCATTCGATCCGTAGCCGCCGATATATCTCTCATCGATTCCCCCTAATTCCTTCACGACAGACAAAGGCACGGAGTCCCCGAGCAGGTAGACGTAGTCGCCCGGTATCTCCACCTTGCCGTCGTCGTGGACCTTCCCGACGCATCCGCGCCGCTCCCGATAGACCGGCTCCCTGCCGTCGAACCAACCGGGGTCGAAGTCCTCCTGGAACACCGACCACCAGTCGCGCTCAATCGAGTACGGCTCGCCCTTCATCGGCGGAAGCGGATAGCGGTCCAGGTAGCACGATATGGACCAGCCGGGGTTGGCCTTGTAGAAATCCCAATGGGCCTGGAGATAGTTCGAGGGCGCATAAGTAAAATCTGCAAGCACCACGATCAATTCGCCGGACGCATGGGCTAACGCAGTGTTGACGCCGAGGCTGTCGTCGTAGATGGAGCATCGACGCTTCGGGGGAAGATGGATAAAATTATCGAGGCTCATTGTCCGGGCTTGCTCAACGCGCTCGGCGTAATGTTCATCTGTCACCACGATCTCAAAGGTTCCTGAAAAATTCTGAGCCGCCATTGACTTCTGTAAAATATCCAGGCCGCCGAATCTCGCCGTCGTCAGAATTACGCTGATGTCCATTTGTTTTTAGAGTCACAACGCGCCAGATTCGTTATGATTTCGCTCCACAATCTATACATTTGCTCTCCATAAAACCGCCGCAGTATGGACATGTTGTTGAATCAGCTCCTATGATTCGCTCGGACGGTTTACTAATTTTCTCTGATTGGCGAGGGCAGTTAATCGCGCTACGACGCTCATCCCACCATGGCCCTGAGACTATTACGGGATGAGTTATGCCGCATAATGGACACGACACTCCCTGTAAAAAACTCATAGGTTTTCCAATTTTAACTACTTTTCATTTCCGTCGTGAACTCGATTTTTTCCTGGCTCGCATTTCGTTCCGGCTCAAAATGATTTTGTCGAAGACTGTAGCTGGAATGATGAACCGCCAATACCCTTCGCGGAAGGCCACGGTCCCTTGGTCGTCAAACTCAACAATTAATTTCTCTGGCCGAGTTGTCGCCTGACCCATCGAGGACCATGTTGTTTTGAAAGTCAACGTTTTGGCAACTATCATATGCCCTCCTTTCACGTCTCCTTCGGGTGCCTCAATATATCCAGATCATGGTCCCGTCGGCCAACTGGTACCAACCCGTCGCTGACCGCAGTTGCTTGCGGCAATGTTCGATCTCTGCCTCGATGAGAGAGCGATGTTGCTCCAATTTGTGCAAGTCCTCAACCGCCCCCTGAACTGTGAACCGCATAGGTCGAGGATGGGGCTTTCGCTGCGGAGATTTCCTTTTCACGTCTCCCTCGGGTGCCTCATGATAAAACGTCCCGACTTCGGATCGCGTACAGAAAATTTCCTCGCCGCTTCGGAATTAGCTCTTCCCTTAATTACAGAATCGCGCATATTGTCACCATGAGTCCCTAAAAATAAATGATGTGGATTGACGCATGGGGGGTTATCACATTTATGTAGAACATGCAGCCCTTCTGGAATTGGGCCGTAGGCCAGTTCCCACGATATGCGGTGGGCGGGCTCAGGTCCATCTTGGCGCGCTCCGCGTCCGATTATCCCGTAACCCCTATTGTTAAGAGCGGCAATCCAAATCCAACAGCCAGTGTTGGGTTCCGTGCGGCATTGTTCCGAGCATGTTCGTCGCCGATATCGGCTTGTAGCCGGTGTCGGCGCACCACAGACTTCGCATGGCCGTCTGGGTTTCTTCGAATGTATCCGATGTCCATCTCGGGTACG